GCTTTTATTTTATTAGATTTTCTTCGGCAGAAATATGGTGCCCGGGGCGGGACTTGAACCCGCACAGCCTTACAGCCGAGGGATTTTAAATCAGGCGCTTTTAGAAGTTAAATCAAGACAATATGCTAGGTTTTCATAATATAGCCCCAAAAACCACCTTAATAGATTCAATAGTTTAGAGGTGGTTATGGGGCCATATTATGAAGAAAATCGCTCAAATTATAGGCCTACACGGCTCATAAACAGCCAGAACCGTTGCCGTAACCTTACCCAGCACGATAACCCCTTCCAGCCCCTCACCATCGATGGTTTCACCATCCTGAGTGATGATCCCCGAGCTAAACATTTTGCCCAGCCGCAGGTTATCGTCGAGCTGATACTCACCAATTTGGAATGCCACTGTGTCGCCTGGTTTAGTTTTCAGAGAACGATCAACGATCACAAATCCCTCTGGTGTCTCCATGAATATCATGTTGGTGCGATGAGGCATCAGGAGCGTATTAAGGTCAATGCGTCCTTCAACATAGTCTTGTGCCGGTGATGGAAATCCCATATTTACCTCACATAACCCATGTTGCGTAACGCCCAAGTTTTGTTCTCACGTTCCTCAGTTACTAGTTCCATAAAATGCGGCTGATAGTATCTGATCCACTGATTGCACTGTTTTAGCGTCCATATGTGATTCACGTCGTGCAACTGTTTCTGGAATGCTCCGGTGGTCAGCACCTGACGCCCCCGACTATCCTTCCCTATAGCCCTAACGAACGCTGGCGTTATGTAGCTGTCTCTCGGCATGATAAATCCCCCTTCAGAAAAATACTGTATGCATAAACAGTAATATCTAAAGGGGGATTCGAGCAAGGTGAAGTGAGATACAGATTTGTAAAGGGTCTGATGCTACAAGGTTTTTGTTGTTGGCGCTTGTAATGGTGAGTGACTAATCTCAAATCACCCATCCCGCAGCCTGCTGAGATTGTCGCGGTCTGTAGCTGCCCTTCGCCGGGGCTTTTTTATGACTACCCGCGTGAGGGATTGGTTGGTACTATCTTGCCGCTAAACATACATACTTGAGGCCAAATGGAAAAGCTGAGACCAAACAGCGATATTGAAATTCTGCGCGCTTTCGCAATCATCATGGTTCTGGTGCAGCATTACCCTTCACTATATTTCTGGAGTGACCACTCATTTTTTGCAAAGGTGAATACCTTTTTGCAATTCTGGTCTGGCGTAGATTTGTTTTTATGCATTTCAGGATTTGTTGTGAGTTGCTCACTAATCCCTTTAATTGATAAGTGCAAAGATCAGGGTATTGGCTTATCAGGAGTAATTAAGTCATTCTTTATTAAGCGGGCATTCCGTCTTTTTCCCACTTCTTTTTTATGGATAGCAGTAATTCTATTCATGACATTCATCTATAATATATCTGGTGCATTCGGCTCCACAAAGTGGAATTTTTATCAGGCCCTAAGTATACTTACCTACACCTACAACTTGCTGAGCCATTACATGCTTGTTAATTCATTACCAACAAGCATGGGGCCATTCTGGTCACTCAATCTTGAAGAGCAATTTTACTTCATATTGCCATTTTTTATCATCCTCACCAAAAAAGAATTTAGAACATCGTTATTGATTGTTATGATATCAATACAGTTTTTTATTCTTAGGCAGGATACTTACCTGATGAACTTTAGGATGGACTCTATTTCTTGGGGGGTTGTTATTTCAATTTTTTACATGGATGGCAGGACATTGAGGTTTGAGCCTAAGCTATTAAAGAGTAAAGCCTTTTCATTGCCTTTAACTGCGGTCGCGCTGTGCTATTTAATGTTTAGCATACCAGCACTTCACGAATGCCGGTTTATGGTTGGAATGCTGGCCTTAGTAAGCGCCGTTCTTGTTTTTGTCGCTTCATTCAATAAAAAATATATCTATTGCCCTGAGTCACTAAGAAAGACATTTCTCTGGATTGGATCAAGGTCATATGCAATATATTTAATACACATGCCTGTCATTTATTTTATCCAAGAAAGCACGATAAGATATTACATAGCAATTGGTCAGCCGCCCTCGAAGACATTATTGTTGTGCTTCATTATGACGACTATGGCGATATTAATTACTGGGTTAGTCGTAGAGTTAAATTTTAGAATTATTGAAAAGCCACTTCGTAACTATGGAAGAAAAGTGGCTTCAAAATTTACAGCCGGAAATAAAAACACTCTTAAGCCTCTTAGCTGATTATTTTAGTGAGAATTCAAATGCTAAAGTCAATACATTACACACGCGGATTTGCAGCTTTGCTTGTGGTTCTGTTTCACTTTTCTTTTATGTATATTGGCAAGGTTGAACCTTTTAATACGGCATTCCTGAACGGAGGCTTCGGCGTTGACCTTTTTTTTCTGATCAGCGGATTTATTATAACCTATGTCACTGCAAAGAAAGGTAACGTAGCTGGATTCTTTCTGAAGAGATTTTTTCGAATCTATCCGCTATTTCTCTTTATACTGATAATCTCTTCAATATTCCTGATCCGATACAACGTCCACCCAATATGGGCAATGATTAAGTCAGGCATGTTTATTCTTCAGGACTACAATAGGCCAGCCCCGGAATTCGATTTCAACTTTATTGGTCCTGCTTGGACGCTTTCATACGAAATCTGGTTTTACTTCGTTTTCGGCATGGCAATGATGATCAATCAGAAGCATAGGGTGCTAATAGCCTCAACCATTTTGTTAGCTCAGGTTTTTCTGCTTCAGCTCATCTTCACCGGCTCAGTTTCGCTCAACTCCAGCTATGTAGCCGCTCTCGGAGATAGCTCATATGCCGATCACGCTTTGAAGTTCTTTAGCACATCCCTTCACTTGGAGTTCCTGCTGGGCATGTGGCTTTGCGAAGCGTTTATCAAAGGATGGATGAAGGTTAGGAATGCCATCTCCTGCCCCATAATTATGCTATTACTTGCGCTATCTGGATGGCTTTACTTTTCAGAGGTAGTCTATGGCTCTGGATTAACTAAGTTCTATCTCATAGCGCTGCCATTATTTATTGCCATAATAATGTATGAATCTAACTATAAAATATTAAATTCAAGAATCATGTCTTTCTTTGGTGATATATCTTTCTCGATATATATCACGCACTTTTTTATAATGTATCTTCTTCTTGAGCATCCTCCGTTTTTTTGGATGGAAGCTGGCAACCTGACCAAGCTTGTTACCTCGACGCTTTTAGCAATCGTATTTGCATACATATTGCACAAACTGATCGAGTTGCCATTTATTAAAATTGGAAGAAAGCTACAGGGTAATGCGCTACGTTAAATTAGTATGCTGGCTTGTCGGGCCATGTTACTGAGCCGGAAATATCAGCATTTATCCGGCTCAGTAAGACGCGATACTTCTTCCATAATGGCAGGGCTTTTGTTTCATTATCGGTCGCCATCGCCAGATCTACAGCATCCTGAAGGACACTTATACACTGGCTGGCTTCATTCATGAGCGTAGACTTGAGAGCGATATTCATTGAAACTGCAGCAGCATCTTGAGCCGCTTTCTGGTCAGCCGTTAGAGCAGGCGCGGTAAACTTTTTCCCATCATACGAATAGCCAATGCTAACCGACTCTCCTTCAGGAATCAGTACGACTAAGACATCGTCACCGAAGCTAACCTCTTCTTCCCCATCCCATACAACCGTGTTAAGTACTTTTTTATCTTGCACCAGAGCATAGTTAGCCATTATGCATATTCCTCAATAACTACAACGCCTAATCCGCCAGCACCGCCGGCCCGACCAATCTGAGATGATTTGATTGATATGGATCCGGAACCACCTCCCCCATAGATACCATTTTCACCAGCGGTAGATGCACCGGCAGCAACAGGGTTTCCGCCTCCCCCTAAACTAGATGCTCCGCCAGCACCAGAAACAATTGCGTTACTGCCAACAATACCCTGTAGCCCTGCAGACCCTCTTTGGTTGAGGATGTTACCTGTAGTCGGCGCAGCGCTTGTGCCACCATTCGTGGTTACTGCGGTTAATGAATCTGACGCGAGAGATCCGCCCCCACCCCCAAACCCGCCTGTAGCATTTATATAGGTTCCAAATGTTGTCGTTCCGCCCTGACCACCACTTCCACCGGATCCACCACCGGCCGCTCCTGCCGCCCCAGCGGTGCCTACATTAATTGATACAGGAAAAGTTAATGAGGATACATCCAGCAAGGAAATGGCAGTATTCCCTGCGCCTCCGCCGGCTCCGCAGCTACGTGTGTTTGCGTCAGTCGCAGCAGAACCACCGCCCCCGCCCCCGCCACCTACGACAGTAACCTTAATTCTCTTTGTTCCTGCTGAAGGCGTGTAGTTGCCAGATGCGATAAAAACGCGAACGTTCATTAGCCGTCCAGAACTCACCAGTAAGTTGATGGCATTTAGTAATTGATCGTTCTTGGCTTTAATCAATTTCAGGCCTGCAGCTTCAATGACACCTGATATTTCTTCCTGTACGGAATCAAAAAAACTTGCGTCAAGCGCAGTCGGGAGTTCACCCGTCTGAGGATTACCGCCGGTAAAGCCATTTTTACCTGCCCCAAATTTATCAACCTGAGCGGTAGGTGTATCAATACGATGCATAATTACTCCGGGTATTTGAAAATAACGTATGTATGCGACGGCGCCAGTTTTGAAAGGACGCACTCGGCGATGGTATCGCCCCACATCCTGAGGCTATCTGTGCAATTACTGATGGCCGTCATTGGAGTTATCTGCGTGGCCGCTGGCATGTTCACCTGCCAGTAATAACGCCAGTCATCGCTGTAGAGAGAGTCGGTGCAGTCTGACAAGCAGTTAAACTGGCTTTTGTTGTAGCGCGTGATGGTGACGCCGGTGTAACCCAGCGCCTCCAGTTGAGCCAGGTAATATGCCTCGTTGATGCCGCCCGCCAGATTGAGCTTTGCATCCAGGCGCTGGCGCCGCTGCTGCAGGGTCTGCACCCCCGGTGGCGCGCAGCTGTCAGGTAATCCGCTGATGTTTTCATAACGGTCAATCAGTTCTGTCACTGAGCGAGGGTCAGTTTCCAGCATCAGCGCATCACCGCGCCCATGCACTTCTGCCAGTGAGGGGGCAAGCCCCATTAACACCAGGTCATCACTATCCCACGCAGGGCCGCGCGGCAGCAGTGCTCCCAGCATCTGCCGGTACTGCGCTGTTAAGTCCATGAGATTGTCCCCACCACGCCCACCTCACCTTTAGCAATAGTGATGTCAGCCGCCGGGCTGACCAGCGTATGGCTGTATTCACCCGTCGCGATGCTGATGGCCTCGCTAATGCGGGATGGCTTCAGTACGCCTTCAGGCAAGCCATCGCGCAGCATCATCGAACGCAGCTCAGCCTCAACGGCGTAGCGTACTGCGGCAGTGTCCGGGTTCAGGCGAATCTGGAAGTTAACCGTATGGGGCGCTGGCGCAAAAACATAAATATCCGCACCGGCCACGGGGGCCAGAGGCTCAATATAGGCTTTGACGGCTGCTACCGTGGCCGCGTCGGGGATCGGGTTTATCAGGTCGCTGTTTGCCACCATCACCCCCACTGTTCCGCGTCCGCTCCAGTGCCGGTATGTCCATGCGCGGGTAATGCCTGCCACCTCTTTAGCCCAGACCTCATAATCACCGTCTGCGCCGCCCTGCGGCGTCCAGTACCAGCGCTCAATAACGCGCCCGCGCCACACATCTAAATCTTCAACGTCAGCGCCACCCTGAATGCTGTCAGCTCCCCCTGCCGACGTCAGGCCGGTGATCGGGCTGACCAGTCGCATGGCAAGACCGTCATCGGTGTTGCCTGCTTTCCCGGCTGTATTGCAGATAACCTGCACACGCAGAATGCCACCTGCTGAAGTGGCTTTCGCAGTCGTGGTGAATGAAGTCAGATCGTCACGCTGAATTATCACACCGGCCGGAATGGGTATGCCGTCGGTGGCGACATCCCACCTGACAAACCCTGCTGCAAACGAGGCTGCCTTGCGCGGACATCGCTTCATGTTGGCATGCCGCGTCAGCCAGTCCTCGTCTGCAAGGTCCGGCAGCAGATTGCGCGCCAGATAATCGATATAGCCATACACAGTGTGTACCGCTGCTGCCTGCACCCGGCCATATACTTCAGCGTCAGTGCGTCGAAGTGCCGCCAGCGTCGAATCGGCTGCCAGTCGGGTGAGAATATCGTTGCGGACGGTGGTGATTAACTGAGGGAGTGTCGGGCGGGTAAATCCACTGTCAGCCATTAAGTTCACTCCATAAATCATCAAAGTAAAATGCCGTGCGGTTGCCGTCTTTCTGACTGATTACCACCGAGGCGCTTAGCGTATCAATGCCGGTTCGCTCGGCCTTCACATCCACACGAACCGCCACGCCGTCATCCACCAGCCACTGCAAAGCCTGGCTGATATATTCGCGGGCTTTTAGTGTTGTTTTATTGGTAAGTTTCTGGCGGCTGAGGAGATAAAGGCGCGATCCAATACGGTCGTTCTGAACGGTCGGGAAAGTGTCGCCCCACCACCCGTTATCCTGCTCAGGGTTATCGTCAGGCTCAGACTTTCGCCAGGAGAACAACGAAATAATTACAGCGCGGGTAAGGGGGTCAGGTGGCCACGTCACGTCACGCTGGATGCCGTTAATGACAATAATCATGAAGCCACCATCTTCTGCGTTGGCGCGTCAGTGGTACCGCCCCCAGAGCCATTCTCTTTATGGTTGTGACCATTATAAGAGAGGCGCATGGCTGACATAGTCAGGCCGGAGGTATCACACCTATCTTTGATTTCACCGGTCGACTCGATGTCCATTTCAAACCGGGCTTTCGGCGCATTGGTAAAGGTGATCGGCTTGCCCGCCCCGTTGACGACGATTCCTTCGCGGGTGAGTGTGACCGACTGCCCCTGATCGTCATAAACCGCCACCTCACCGGACTTAAGATCTTTAATGCGGTAGCGACGGTCAGAGACGACCAGAACCACACCGTGAGATCGATCCCCGTCAAAGTAGGCGGCCACGGCCTCTGCACCGGTAAGCGGCGCTGCGGTAAAGCCATAAGGCTCCATATGTTCTATATCGCTTTTCCCCTCGCCCCCAGCCATTTCAACCTGAAGCATCTGGCACTTTGTAGCCGTGTTCAGTCCGCGAACCACGGCGCGGGCCAGAAGGTTTGACAGCGCACGGCCCATACCTGAAATCGGATTAGCCATCAGAAATCATCCTCTTCTTTCTTTTTCTTACGCTTGCCGGGCTTCGCTGGTTCAGGAAGATAGGCATCCGGCGGCCCGACCCTGATTTCGGTCACGGTCCCGTTTTCATCCTGCTGGTAGGTCACCTCAGCGATCACCATCTGCCGGTTGTTAAAGCCCAGGATGGGGTCAAAGACGATCACCTGCAGATTAGGCAGCCAGAGTGAGCCGTCACCCTGCCGCCAGCCCTGCACGGTGTAGGTCACCTCATCGGTACGTGCAGCTCGTTGGCGCATCTCAAACTCCGCGCGGGCGCTACAGGTTGCTGTGGTGGCGTTGCCGGTCTGACGGATAATCATCGGGCGGTAGCGCTTCAGGCCACCATCAATAGTTTTTGAACGAATAGCCGTAGTCGTGGCCTCGCCAAAGTCATCGTCATTACCCTTACGCTGCCCGGAAACCTGATAGTCGCTGAAGCGGTCCCGGATGCTCTTTTCGGTGTCGCAGGAAAGAATGTTTTCACCCAGCACCAGCGCTGTATGCGCCTGCTGGCTGCCGATGCCGCCGATAACCAGATTGCCCTGCGCGTTGTCATACGCCAGCGCCTGCTGCAGTCCGAGCATCTTGTTCAGCACGTCCATGACCGTTTCGCCCTGGTCGGCCTGAATTCCCTGAAGCGCACCGGATGCGCCACCCGCATCCACCACTGCAATGCTGAACGGCTTCGCCAGCTCTGCAGCCACCTGCGCCAGCGAACGGCCCGCATACTGTGATGGCGTGGCTGAGCAGTCGATGAGGTCAGCAGTTTTGCTGCGCCCTGATATTCCCACGCTGATGCTACGTGCGTCATACCTGACCGGCGTCGCCTCAACGTAGCCGGTCAGCACTTTATCGGTGCCTATCAGCACTTCGACGAGGTCACCGTTTTTAATGCGGTTGCTGCGGTTTGCCTGGTCGGTGTCGCCCGGCCAGCTGCGGGTAATCTCAACGGTGAAGTCGCGGGCAATACGCTCAATGCCAGCAGCGATCCTCACCGATGTCCAGCCGCCCCACTCCTGACCGTTCACCCGTAAAATAACTGTGTTGTTCATCGAACCGGCACCCTCAGTGACTGAACCGGCACGAAGCCGGGATGGCGGATGCCGTTACGCGCAGTAATATCACCGTCGCGGGATGCTGAGTCGTACCAGTCTGCAGCCAGCACCAGTGCGGGCGTAACCTGCGAAGGTGTGCGCTCCGTCATGCGCTCGACCTGCTCCAGCCGCGCAGAGATATCGCGGTTAACGTCAGTGCGCACGGTGACCAGCGCCTGGTAAAGTCCGTCATCTGAAACGCGCTCCATCTCAAGGTCAATGGCCTCATTGAGACTGTCACGCATCTGCGCGAGGTCATCCCAGGAAATAACGGAGCTGTTATCAAGAGAGGTGGTTACGCCGGAAGATGCGGAAACGGTGGCTGTCGCTGTGGTATCAGTATCTGAAGCCGCACTGCCTGAATCAGTGCGTATGTTACTGACGGCCGGATGCGATACCACGACTGGCTGCTGCGGGTCCTGCTGGCGCGTGACAGTCCGGTTTGCAGGCTGTGGCAGATTGGTGACCGTTGCGGCTGCCTCGCTGATGGCCGTGGTTCGTACCGCCTGTGCAACGTAATTGCGCTGCGTGGTCTGCGCCTGTGCCGTCTTACTGTCGGTTTTCCAGACGCCGCGCGGAGCCAGGCCCGAATCAATCGTGACTCCGGTCAGCCCCTTGATCATCGACATCAGGTCCGAAGTATTCCTCGTCAGCCGCGTTCCGGCGCGCCACATGGTCTGCAACCGGTTAACAAAGCTCATGCCGCTCGACGGCGGGCTAAGCAGAACCGATAAATCGCCCTGCATCAGACGTGATGCGGCGCTGATACCAGAATCAACATACTGAAAGGCACTGGTTACGGTACTGAACATGCCTGTCGCCTCATCCAGCACGCCGTCCTGCAGGAAGTCCGGCAGGCCATCCATACCAAAGGCACCGAACGCCGATGAAATGGCATCGTCCAGGAATGAAACTGAAGAGGTGAGCTTCTGTCCTGTTGCCAGTCCAGCAGTGGGAAACGATAATTCACCTGACTCAACGAAGCTGAAGCTGACGCGGCACATACGCCCTTCGCTCTGCGAGTGGCTGACGCGAACGGCATCATCTACAACCACGGTCATCTCGCCGTAGTAAGGATGAACCAGCGTGCATGATCCCGGCTTTTCAATGGCTTCAATCAGCCGGTTACGCTGCTCAAAGAAATCATCGCCAATCAGATAAGCCTGAACGCTCAAGCGACGCGTCGCGCGGCCCAAATCTTCCGCCCACGGTTTGTCGCGATTGGGGTACTCATGCACCTGCACGCGACGCCCAAAGGTTGCCTCATCGCTGTCCACCTTAAACGCGATGCCCCGCAGTGAGGCATCCTGAAGATTGTCTTTCCAGCTCATGGCTTGCTCCGGGCAATAAAAAACCCGCCGAAGCGGGTTTAAATTGGATTTTTTATTTTATGAAATGCGACGCATCAAATTGTGCTTTCTGACTCTTAACAAAATTATCAATTGCAGGTTTGATGCTTTCCAGCATGTTTGAGTTAGCTGGCAAATCAACATTTTTTTTCGTTAAATTTAAAGTGAATGACGGTTGGTACTCAGAGCGGTATTTCACCGATGACGTTAACACTAATGTGAAGGGAATCTTTATTGACAGCTTCTCTGCTGCTATCTTTTTCGACTCATCCTTTTCGTTATAATTAATTTGCTTTGCAAGCTCTTTAATTTTTTCCTCCAGTCGAGCACCAGCCTCTTCTGGACCAACATTCTCGAATAATACCTGATCTTGATTATCATCACTAAATACCAATTTAGCTGAAACCAAATCATCTTCACTAAAGACGTTACCCAACTTCACGCTTCCGTCTACAACCTGCAGTACGTTTTCATTTTTCAATGGAATCGCTCCTGTGACGATTGCAGATGATATGATTAAAGATCCTCCAATGACAAAACTAGCAATTAGGTGATTCTTCATAATATTCCCTTATAAATTTGAGTTAATGACTCATCCATGTTCGGCAATCAAGGGAAAAACTTTAGCTTTTATTATTGAATCGGTTGTAACCCACATCAAGGTCAAACCATGGCAGAGCTCCACCTACTGGCTCAACGCGCATTCCGGGAGGCGCGTTTTCAAAGGAAACTTTAAGCTCCCCCTTCGATGACGTTGGATCATCGCGCATTAAGGGACCGCTCATACTCTGTGGGTTAAGCGGAACGCTGCCACTCTTAATCTGCTGCTCGTTGTTATACCAGCCGCCAGCTTTCCACCTCTTCTTAATTGACTCCCAGAATGACTCGGTACCATCTTTTTGAGTTGTCGCGTCAGATATCTCGTTTAGCTTTTCAAACATATAAAGGGCTACGGCAATGGATACAGTCAGAGCGCTGAGCTTGCCTATCTTGTTAAGGATAGACAGTAGCCCTCCAGCTTTAGCTGTTGCGGTCGTGAGTGAGCCTATAACCTGAAGCGTAAACGCCCCGGTCATCAGCCCGCCAATCCCCGTGATAACCCCATTCATTCCCCCGAGAGCGCCTGCCATACCGTCTATTTTGCTCCAGACCTCCTCAACTACCGGGCCAAACTTATCCCAGTTTGAAATTAAGAGGCCGACGCCGAGTGCAGCCAATCGTAGGAAAATCCCCATAGGAGACAGTTTCAGGCCACGACCCAATATACCAAGGGCAAAGTTGACACCAAGTAGCGCAAGTTTTACTCCCACAAAACCGGCTGCGATGCCAAATGCACCACGAATAACCCTCGGGTTTTTGTCAGCAAACTCAGTAAATCGCTCTGACATGTCACCCAGCCAGCCCACCAGCCTTTTAGCATCACCAGCAAAGGCCCCGCCGATTGCCGCAAGACCATTTACCGCTGTACCGGTCAATGACTCCCAGATATTCGAAAGTGTGCTTAGCTGAGCATTAACGCGCTTATTAAGGTCCGCCTGCTTTCCCATTTTCTCCTGAATCTGGTCATAGCCGGTTTTACCTTTATCAATCAGCGCATTTAGCACCTGTAGTGTTTCGGCGTCATCACCGAATATCTGCTTAATGATGGTGGTTTTTTGTTTTGTTGTTAATGACTGAAGCTTATTCAGTTGCTTGAAAAGATTATCAAGGCCGCCGAACTCTCCCTTGCCATCGGTAAAATCTAACTGAATACCTTTTTGACTTAGCAGCTTGTTGGCTGCCTTCATCTTTTTACCATCAAAGCCAGCTTGGAATACTTTTCGGAGGGCGTTACCGGAAGCCTCCCCCTCCATCCCCATCTGATCCATCATCACTGAAATGGGGGCCAAAGCACGAGCCGCTGTAAGGCCATCTTTGCTGACCATCTTCAGAATTGAGCTGGTCTTAGAAAAGAAAGAGAGCATGTTGGTATCATCGACGCCCAAGTAAAAAGCTTTTTGGATCGTATCGAATAATCCCATCATACCTTCTGAAGCTGTGCCGGTAGCATCCTGCATTTTTGCAGCAAACTCTGCAGCCGCTTCGGGCGTTTTCTTGAGCTGAACTGCCAGATAAGCAGAAGCTTCGCCAACACCATTCAGAATGTTCTGGGCCGGAATACCCTGCCTGACAAGCATCTGCATCATGTTCTGAAAGTCAGCAGTGGTGCCCGGCAGTTTATTGCCGAGGCCTATAGCCAGCTTATTGATCTTTTCGAAGTCCGAACCGACTGCGCCGCTGGCATCCATCATGGCAACCTTTAAGCCAGTGGCAGCGTCTTCCTGTTTGGCAAAAGCAACCAGCGAACCTGTCAGCCCGGCAGCAAGACCGCCAGCCATAGCCATGCCGCCCCTGCCAGCTTCCTCTGCATCTTTACGGAACCGGCGCAGGTTCTTTTGCATGCGGCCAAGTGCAGGCGAAAGTCTGTCAACGCCAGTAATGAGCGCCTTCAGTTCAAATTCAGCCATTGGCTTTTCGCTCCCGTTCTATCCGGTTCGCCTGGTCAATAAGCAATTGCAGGCTTTTTAAGTCCTCGCTCAGGACTTCCAGAGGATTTATGCGCCAGTAACTGGCGCAGTCGAAGTACAGATTAAGCAGCTCTTTAGCTGTCAGGCCTGAAGGAAAAAACCGGCAACAACCCAGCCAGCTGCATTCAGGTCCGAAGGCGACATATCATCGACAGAACTCGGCGGGATACCGCCCAGCTGGCTGATGTACTTAGCCACTACATGTGCCAGCAGCTTCACTGACTCATCCTGATTCATCTGATAGGGATAGCCCAGCTCACGGACATCCTTGCCCGTTGGCTCACGCAGCTCCAGCACATGAAGGGTTTCGCCATGTGCCGTAATAGGTTTTGAAAGTTGCAGTTCACTCACTGATAAAATCCTTCTGAGCCGTGGAATTCGAGGTCTACCGTACCCTCTTCCGCATTGTGGTTAGCTTCACCGAACTGGAACGCTTCGGACAGCACGTAAACCATGCCGTTGGCCAGTTCGGCAGTGATGGTCATCTGGTCTGAATCCATCAGCTTGGTGACAGGAAACGCCTTCGGAACTTTGAAGGTGCCTTTGACGTAAGGCGCACGGTGCGTTTCTTTGTAATCCACGTCACCGGCCAGGCCGATCACGTCATCACGCACTTTGGTGTTCATCGGCACCTCAATGCCGCCGGTCAGCGACAGCTGCTGGCCGTCCACCTTGACGTATGCTGTACCCGCAATCTTTGCCATTACGCGCTCTCCTCGCTGTATTGCAGACGGAACTGATTAAGCAGCGCAAAGACGCGCAGCTGGTTAACGTAATCCGGCGGGAACAGGACATCCACGCGGGTCGGGTCGCTGACGTTGCGCTCTACCACCAGGTGCTGCTTGAAGAGTTCGAAGTTCTCCACGATCCCCGCCCGCTCCATCCTGCGATAGCTGGCGCACATCTCACCCTTCAGCACTGCAGGTGTCACGATGGCCTGACCCGGACCGAAGCGCGTACCGTCATTCGCCAGCTTATGACGCGGGTACTTGCTGGTAATGATGCTCTTCAGCTGACGGATAACGTAAGCGCTGGTATGCAGCGTCTCGCTGTCCAGGTAGCTGTTGTCCGCCACGCCATAGGCGTTTTTCTGATAGGTGGTAATGTCGCGCTGAATGCGCAGCACACCGCTCTCAGCGTAAGCCGTAGCGATACCGTGTTTCAGAAGCGACTGCTGCTCGGTCAGGGTAAAGCGGCTGCCTGCCGGTGCCGGTAATGCGCCGGTCAGCTCACCGGTCTGCGTCGGGCGGGCCGGGTCAACGCGGATAAACACGGCATTGCGTGCGGTGCGCAGCGCGACCAGCTCATCGGCAGCAGTCTGAACGGCAGGTTCATAACCGGCAACGGTAATGTGCTGGTTGTTCATGGTGTCGCCAAAAGCAACCAGGTCAGAGAGCGTGCCGATTTTCGCCGTGTAAACGTGACCGTAAAGCTGACGCGCATAGCCCCAGCGACCGGAAGAATCGTTCATCTCCAGCGCCAGCGTTGCCAGCGAGGCGGAATCACTGAACGGCGTGCCGATGAAGTCAAACGGCTCATCGCCCATCGCGGCCACGGTTGCAGTCAGTGACGGTGAACCAGTACCGCCTGCCATCGCGGCAATCACAGCGTTAACCCCGTCAGGCGTGGTTTCGCTCCCCACGGTGCCGTAGTAGTTCAGCGCCAGAGGAATGCTGTTGCCGGTAAGACCTTTGTGGCGAGCAGTGAGCGTCACCACACCAGCTGCTGCCGCTGCAGTCACGGGCAGGTCTGCGTTAGCGTTAATTGCGGCTGCAAGTGTGGCGGCTACTGCTGCAGGGGCATCGCCGGTTACCACAGCGGCCTGAACGCGTACTGCGCCAATATAAAGGCTCAGCGAACCCGATGCCTGTGCGTTGCCGGTTAACGTCACGGTGCCTTTGGCGGTCTCGCCATCAGGCTCAGTTACCGCGATAACCCACAGCTCACCAAATGGATCGACGGCACGATAGCGCGCCACCATACGGGCTAACTGGCTGCCACGACCTGCAACCTTACCCGCCAGTGCCGCTGACGGCATGATGGTGAGCTTATTTTTAACGATGGAGCTGTCGGCAGAGGCAAAGCCAATCAGCAGCGATGGGCCGCTTTCTTGCGTGGTATTCGCTTCGCTGTTGTCCATCTCCGCCCAGAACAACGGCACGCGGAGGTCTGACGGAATAGTGGGGAACGAGACTGACATTATTCACCGCCCTTTTTCTTGGCGTCAGCTGCGGGCTTTTCTTCTTCCGCACTGACTTCTTCGACATCACCATCCGCAATGCGGCGGTGCCAGTAGCTGCTCTCTTCGACGTTCCGGCCTTCTGAAGGCAGCAGTTCGCCCCGGACAGGGTCAGGGACTGACCGCCCGCGTTTGGGTCTGAGTTGCATGATTTACTCGCTGAGGTTGATTTTGGTGTGGTGCTCAATGATGCCGTCAGGCCCGTTACCCGGATCGATGTAGTCAACGTCGATTTCGACCGTTTTCAGCTCATCCAGGGCGTCAAGATCATCCTGCTGGCGCGTGTCCTCTTCGGTGATTTCCCGCGTCAGCATGAATTCAAACTGGTAATAGAGGCGGCCCCGGTCCATGTCCAGAAGCTGCCCGCCGGAATACGCCACCGGTCCAGCGTCGGCGTCAGGTTCCCAGCCCAGCAGCGCCTTCCAGATTTGCTGCCGGACATCATGCACGGCATCATATCCGGCTGCCTGACCGCGCTCATCGCGCGTATTGTCCAGCACCACGACCACCGCAAATCCTTCGGTAACGTTCTGCCAGTAGTCAGTCAGGGACTTCTGCTCAGCTGTGACGTCTTCTGTCGGCACAACATACGCCGCCGGCAGCCGCATTTTGCCGGTTTCGGGAATGGCTTTAAATTCAGCCGCCCCGGCTACGTTACCCGCGAACATCGGACATCGCGCCCGGAGTGCGGCGATCACCAGCGATAGTTTCATTTCTTTTTCCTTTCAGGACGCAGGGAGGTACGCAGCGCACGGGTCAGCACATAGCGCGTCCATGTTTTGCGCGCCTCCAGCACCTCGGTCATATAGTTTTTACGGGGGGCAACGCGCCAGCCATTACCGCCGGATTTCCCTTTGTGATGGCTCTTTTTGCGCTTAGAACCACGCTTCACGCCGTAGAACAGAAACGCGGGGTAAAAGTCGCCTTCAATGAGTCGGTTACCCTCGCCCCGCTTCTGGTTTGGCGCGATGCGCACCATCAGGCCCGGACGGCTTTTTGATGCGCGGGGAACGTAATAGCCGATTGACCGCGCCAGCCTGCCGGTCCTGAATCCCGGATACTCACCCGGAGCGGAACGACCACGACGCATGACCAGACGCCTGGCATCACGCATGTGAACCTGACCAATCTGAATGAAGGCGCGGCGCATTTTGGCCCGGTTAAAAACGAGGTCTTTGGGCTGCTGAAAATCAACGTGCAGAAGCGGCTTAGCCATACATCTCTCCGTCGCTGTCCACAGCCCTCAACTCCTCGCACTCCAGCAGCAGGTAACGACCGGCTGAGTTGAGGTCGCGCAGGCGCTTAACGCGATATACATAACCGCCGTGAACCACCTCAAAATCTGAAGTGATGCCCCGCCGATAACGGATGGTCATGTAGTGGGTTATGGTTTCGTCAGCCTGAACTGATTCATGATAGGTGGTAGCACCTACCTGCCGGACCTTCGCCCAGACATCCTTTTCATTCTGATAGACCGGCTCTATGCCGTAATCCGCTGCGGCCTGGTCGATGCGCAGCCGCAGGTGGATACGCTTATTCAGCTCACCGGGATCGGGCAGCGTGAATACTGCACTGGTATTTGATGAACGTCGCTGCATGCTAATACCCCGATACCGGCAGACGCCGTGAGTAGAGCAGGAACTCAAACGCCTGCGGCGTCTCAGTCATTTCCAGTTCTGACACTGAACTGCGATGCTCATACCAGTGACTGACCAGCATCAGCATTGCAAGCCTGATATCCTCGGTGACTACTATGCCGTCCGTATCAAGCGGTGCAATATCTGCCACCGTTTTATAAAGATTGCGATTGAGGTAGGTCACCGCCTTTGCCTCAGCTGCCAGTGCAAAAAGCTCAAGCAGCCGATCTTCTTCCGTGAAGTCACTCTCCAGTCGGCACTGCTGTTTAATTTCTTCAAGTGTCAGAAGCATGACAGCGCCTTATTTTTTGGCTTTTTCCTTCGCTTCAGCTGCCGCTTTCGCGCTGGCTTCAGCGTCCGCTTTTTCCTGTGCTTCAGCAGCGGCCTTTGCTTTGGCCTCTTCTTCAGCTTTCGCAAGCGCTTCGGCTTCGGCTTTTTCCTTCGCCTCAGCTGCCGCTTTCTCCGCTGCGCTGTCATCCACCGCACTGGCATAGCCCAGCTTAATAAGCTCGCGACCATGCTGTTCTGTGGTCTCGATGGTATTGCCTTCAGAAACAACAGTGCCGCCGAAGTAGTTAGGTTTAATCAGAAGCAGTTTCATATGTAACTCCCGGAAAGGCGGCCCGGAGGCCGCCGTTGCTGTTACGCAGCTGCAGCAGGTGCGGTGAAGGAACCGTAAACGAACGCTTCAGGACGCTTAACGGCCAGCGCCAGACGTTCCTCACAGCGGATTGAGATCATGTTTTTCTCAAAGTCGTCGGCGTTTTCAGTGGAGATAACCACGTTGGCATCTTCGCGATCGAAAATCTGCGCACCGGCATTGAATGCGCCGGTCAGGAATTTACCCTGGAACGCAGCCGCTTCGGTCGCGACAACCGGCAGACCCCACAGGGTAGGACCAGTCAGCGCTGCCGGGTTCGCCAGAATGTAACGACCCAGCGAGTCCTTAGTCAGCTCGATCTTCGCCCAGTCGATGAAGTGCAGAACATGGCCGGACGCCGGGAAGCGCGCCAGTTGCGCCTGTAGCATAGCCAGTCGCAGATCATCAATACCACTTTGATTCGCCACGCTGAAGGCAGCAGCATATGCAGATGCCTGCGGAACGATACCGTTCAGGTGCGTGCCGGTGCCGTCGCCGAACAGAATCTCCTGCTCTTCAACGTATTTCAGGCCGTAGCGCAGCTCGGCGTCAATCGTAGACTGAAGCTGCGGCATGTCGTCCAGAATCTGCTTTGCGGCTTTGAACAGGTGCGCAATGGTTCGAACCGGCGTGATTTTTTCCGCAAAGGTGATACCGCTGTACGGTTTGGTGGTGTTCTCAGCGACGGTCGCTGCATTATTGGTAAAGCCGGTCTGCTGAACCCAGTAGATGGTGTTAGACTCAGTACGGCCCGGTGCGATCAGGTCGCGGATAAACAGTCGCTGTTTTGGCTGCTGATCGATGCCCGGCTGGCGGTCTGGCGCTACGATCTGACCCGGCACGTTAACGGACAGCAGCGCGGCCTTAACCGGAATGCTAAGGCGCTTGTTACCTTCGATACTCGCCGAAAAAGCTTTCAGCGCTTCGGAAGAAATAACCTGGCTACCCACGGTTTCGATAACGCCTTTAGCATTTGCCAGCGGCATCTGCGCTACATGCTGCTCCAGATCTCCCAGCGCCGCCTTCAGCGTTTTCTCTGCTTCACGCATGGCGTTAAGCTCACTCGCCATTTTATCCACTGCCGCTTTGGTCTCAGTTGACAGCGAACCAGATTTTTTCGCCTCAGCCAACGCTTCCTCAGCCTTCGCATTAAACTTGCCGCTGGCTTCGTTGATGCTGGCAGTAACCTGCTTCAGAACTTCATTTACTTCAGACATTGTTAATCCTTATTTGCCGAACGCGGCCAGCGCGTTTTTAAGTTGTGCAATATTTTCAGGGTTGATTTCGTCGGTAGCGCCCGGCATACCTTCAGGGATGGCAGCAGCGCCTGGCTTGCCGCCGGTTAATGCTTTAAGAAGTTTTCGACGCTCGGAGCGTGGCGCGTCGGTTTTTGCCAGCATCGCGTCCAGCTTGCGCAACGCAGCTGCTGGGCTGTCGTCGCCATCAGCAATTTCATCTGCCGCCAGCAGACGATCTGCAAAACCTTTTTCAACCGCATCGCTGCCGCCGATGTAGGTTTCTGCATCCATCATCGCGTCGATGGTGGCCGCATCCAGACCGGTTCGTGCGCCATAGATATCGTTCATCGCCTTATCAAAAGGCACCATGTCCGCCGCAATCTGCTGCAGGTCGTGACGGTTGCCCATCGCGTACACCCAGCAGTTATGGATCATCAGAAAGGCACCGCGACCGATCTGCACCTCATCACCGGCCATCGCGATAATCGACGCAGCAGAGGCTGCAAGGCCCAGCACCTTGACGGTGACCTTCCCCTCGTACTCGCGCAGCAGGTTATAAATCGCCAGGCCTTCAAACATGTCGCCGCCCGGCGAGTTGATATTCACGGTCACATCAGCACCGCCGATTGATCGCAGTGCCGCCGCGATGCGGCTGGCGGTAACGCCGTCGCCGTACCAGTCAGCGCCAATGACGTCGAATACCGAAATGCTGTTGTCATCACTCTTTGCGGCCTTGATGCCGCCGTTCCAGCGCTCCATTGCAGAAGACGGCAGATCGCGATTTTCGCGCGCAAAAGGCCGCCCCTCCGGCGCTGCCGGAAGACTTTTTACTGTCATTGGGGGTGCTCCTAAGCCGCCTGTTTGAGCGGTGATTGTTCGAAAGGAATGTCCGGGAAAACGGCGTTGTGAACTTCACGCAACAGCGTGGCCCTTGCGGCGGTGCTGTTTTTGCGTAAGTCTTCAAGCGGTGTCAGATTCAGCTGCACCGTGTAGATATCACCACCTTCAATCGGCGGCAGGTTTTCCAGACGGCGCACATCATTACGGGACATCCAGCCGTTCTGCAGCGCGGTGGTGTAATAAGCGGAGCGTCCGGCGCTGTCGGCACGAAGCAAGCCTTCAACGGAGAACTCAGCAAACAGGTCTTCATCACCGTTCAGCAGGCAGCGTGATATCTCCTGCTC